TTTAGTTTTTCAAGAATGAATGGTGATATTTGGGTAATATAATTTATCTTCACTTCATGGATATGGTGATGATGTAATGGATGAGTATGCCAATGCGGATGATGATATTTTGGATGTATTTCAACAATACCTTCAATTGTATCTAAAAAGTACATATGAGGAGGTAATTTCCTATGATTAACATATACAGAATCAATACCAATTACATTATTCAAAGGAAGTACAATTGGTTTAAATGGGTGTCTATGATAAGTTATGTATTCACGAATTTGAGGTTCAAGGGAAATACCTAATTCACCTAACAAGGAATTTAATTCTAAACGGATTAATTTTTCAATTTCCTCATCAGTCAAATCCAATTTAATATTATTCACTTTAAATATGAATTTTACATCATCAACAGTAACTATCATAAGAAAACAGGAAAAATATAAGGTTATACTAGAAAGAGGAAAAATTTATTACAATAACCTCCCTCTCCTAAACCCTTAAAAAATTATAAAAAAGATTTTTCTTACTTTAAGAGAATTATTCAGTAGTGGATATTTTCACATAAATCTCTGCACTGGTAGACCCTGCATCAGTATATAATAAGTATACATTATTACTATCAGGTTCTGCATCAGAGGTTATGTAAAATTTCTGTCCGATAAATGATTCATCAGAATCATTGGTTAATACTTCCACTTCAGTAAAACCATTAGAGGACACACCAGTTTCTTTCACACTTCCACTACCCCATTCAGTAGTGGCATTTTCATCAGAGTAGGAAGTGAAATAGTATACCTTTTCAGTTAAGGTAATTGTTTTAGATGAAGGGTAATTCTCATCAATAGTAACAGTTTCCTCAAAAGTATTATATCCTACTACACTTACAGTTAAAGTGTATTCCCCATAAGGTATCTCATTAATATTGCTTCCACCACTACTACCAGTACCATTAGACCCATTAGAATAGGAATCATTTCCTTTGACTAATGTAATATTAGCCCCTCTAATTCCAGTACCTTCAGAGTCTTGTATGATGAAGGAAATGTTTTTAGTGGAAGAGGTTTGGGATTCCTCATTGGAATCCTCTCCTTCTGAAAGTTTTTTAAGGGTATCATAAACCCATTTATTAAAACCTCCTTTATATTGGAAGGTTTTAATATAACTTGGAAATTTATCAGTCATAATTTAAAACAAAGAAAATTTTCTATAAAAAAGTTTATTCATCCCCAATACCAGTAATTAAACCATTCTTATACTCTGCTCTATTATAGAAAGTAAAGTAGGTGTATAATACTCTACTGGTAGTTAATTTGGTTTTTGCTAATTCAATCATAGTAGGTTTTTCAAGTTCTCTGACACGAAGAGTATTATTATCAATGAAACTTAAACAATCACCTTCTGTAGTGTCAATGTTAGGGTCAACAAGGATAGGAATAGTAATACCGTTAGGAGCATTGTAACCAGTTACCCAATTACCCATAGTTAATTCAACTTTATCTACATTCCTAACAGTTGGATAAAGAATATCATTTAATTGTCTACCTACTTTTGCAGTAGTCAAGATAGCAGATGGGTTTCCACCATCATCAATAAGGTCTTGTGCTAATTCATCAATAACTGCTTTACTGATTGCTTCTCCACCCATATCCTTCTTATGAGTAGTGATACCAGTAATAATTCCATCAAAACCATTATCTTCTTCAGTACCTTGTAATAATGCTTTATCTTTTACTTGTGCCATATCCAAGTAACCATCGGTGATTTCATCTGCCATAAGGTCGATTTCATCTACACCACGAAGAGCCATATCAGATACTTCAATAGGATAGACAAGAGTAGTCATTTTAGCTATCTTATCATCAAATAAACTAGGGTCATGGTCTGGAATATCACCAGTTTCTGCAATAAATTCAGAAGTGGTTTTTTGGAGTTTCATCCTGTAACCGACTTTTGCAGAATTAGCAGGACTTACACATCCTGATTGTTCAAGATAAGATACTAATGGTGCTTGATGGTGTACAAGTTTCTGCAATTCACTATCATAATCGATAGTAATCATCTTATCCGCAGTTTCGGTGGTTTGTGCAATTGCTTTACTTAATTCAAGCAATTCATCTTTAGTTGCAAAATGTGAATTTAAAGAATCTTTTAAAGTTGCCATAATATTTTTTGTTAAATCTGTATTAAAATTTTTATATAAATACTTTTTATAATTCTATTGAAAAATTTGTATAATCTTTTTTATTGATTAATAAGAAAAATATGAATATTTATTAATTTGCTAACAATTTAGCAATATCTTTTCTATTCATAGTTCTAGTTCCAACATTCTTTTTGAAGTCAAACTCTAATTTTTTAGTTTCGGAAGGTTCACGATTAACAGATAACTCTTTAAGGATGGTTTCAGTTGAATTTTTTATAACCTGTTCAGAAATGTCTTTAACTATTTTATCCATATCTATAAGGTCATTAACATTAACATTAATACTTTTTTCCTTTTTAGTATCATCTTCTTCATCATCATCCTTATCTTCAACTTTATCCTCTTGGTCTCCATCTTCAGGTTTATCATTTCCTTCTTCAGGAGTAGGTTTTTCAGATTCATTATCCTGATTCTCATTTGAAGGATTTACAACTTGGTTTTGTTGAGCTTGGTCGATGATTAATCTTTGTTTCAAATCATCAATACGATAATCCTCTTTAAGGACAGTCATAATCCTTTCTTCAAGACCATTACATGCTTCATTGACTAAATCAATTAATTCTTGTTTAATTTGATTATCTTCTTTAGTTTCAGAATTCATATCTTTATTTATATCTCCAGTCATATTCTTTACAATTTGTTTACAAGCACCATTAAAGCATTTAGATTGAACAATACTTTTAGTTGTACGAGTAACAGAACCAAAAGAATCCCAATTAGCAGGTAATGGTGTCAAACTAATTTCATATAAAATTACATCATCTATTTTCCATCCATCATTCTGATATTCATAATCAAGTGTATCCCCACCAATACTTAAACCGAGATTAACCCCATAATCAAGGAATTCCTCAATTTTCTTACGAAAAGATGGGAGGATACTAAATTCCACTTCGGCAGAATCCTCATCAGTATCCAACACTTTAATTATAGAACCGATTACTCCATTCAAACCATTCAAATGGTCTGCATGGATATTCAATTTCCCTAATTGTTTTTTCATAGAGGAAATACAATTAGGAGTCATATAATCACCTTCTAAATCTACAGATGTGGTACTTACAATCCCTTTAAGGATTAAAGGTTCTTCTAAATAATCAGAAGAATCTGATTTAGATTTGGTGATTGATGGACAGAAAATTTGAAATCTTTGTTCGGTTTTCATTTTTTTTGATTATCTTTTTGAAATATATTATAAAAAAATAAATATTATTCTATAAAAGGTTTATATTCATCTTTTTTTTAAGTAATGTAGATTCAACATTACTTGAAGTAATGGGTCTTGGATTTGAACCAAGCCTCTTGAGGTTATGAGCCTCATGGGATTACCAGACTACCCCAACCCATTATAAAACTATGAAAAATATAAGTATGATATATATTTATTAAGTCAATTATAAAACATTAAAGTATATTATTAATTAAATAAAAAGTATAGTTGATTAAAATTATACTTATAAATTTCAAATCAATTAAATTAACTATTATTTTAATTATTTAATAAGTATAATTATAATCAAAATTCTGTAAATTAAACTCTGAAGAAACAACAGGTTCAAAAGTACATTTACAACGAGGATGAGCAGGAATCAAATATTTAGCATCTTCAATCTTCCAAGGATTCCTAGAATTCAAATCAATACAATAATCACAAACATTACCACCATGATTAATAATATTCACATATTCAACACCATACTCCTCAAAAACAGAAATAACACCTGAATGATAAGCCCTCATATATTCAGTCTTTGCAATCATCTCTGCCCTTTGAGCAGGGGAAAACTTGCCAGTTGCAGATTTCTGAATAGGTAACTCCTCCAAACTCTTCTTAATCTCATCAACAGACTTACCTTCCCTAATACCTTCTTCAAGAGTCTTACGAATATCCTCTTTCAAAGTATTTGAAACATTCTGAATATAATCAAAATTAGTATGCTCCACGAAAGATAAAGCCCTTTGCCTAATCAAATCCAAATAAGAAGCATTATAAGGAAGATTCAGACTTGAATAACCATCTTTCAGACCATTAGTAAAGAATTTCCTGATAAAATCACTTATCCTATCAGAATTAGTATAAATATAATCAGTCAATGATTTGTCAAGATTTTGGAAAAATACTAGAGGAAGATTATAACCTTGATTATAATACAATTGACCTTCCCTTGAATCCAACCAATAAGTTACAATGAGAATTAAACCTACTAACAATTCAAGGAGAAAATCATAATAATCCTCCTTATCATTATAATATTTATCATCTTCAGGAGGTAAATCCTCGTATAAATCATAATCCAAAGATTTACTCAACAGAATATCAAATAAATCCTCATCAACCAGTAACTTCTGCATAATTCCTAATTAAACCATGTTCCCTTAAAACATTCTTATACCTATCATTAACAGAAGTATTCCTAACAATACGAACACTAGAACCTGTTTGAGGTAAAGGTGATTGACCGTAACCTGCACGAACTTCCTCAATACTTAAAGAACCATTATTCAAACGAATATCCTCTATTTGAGCCCTAACAAGTTTATCATCAATATCTAATTCTTTATACTGGAAAGACTCATTAAATGTACTTCTACCAAGAATCTTCTTGAAAGCATCTTCAAATATTCTTGCTTTACCCTTAAAAGTTTTTTTGAACTGCTTCATCTGAATTTCCCCAGTACTAGTACCAAGATTAGTTACCTTAACAACACTAACCATATGAGGAGGAACACCATAAGTAGCAATAATCCTATCTCTCACATCATCCATCAAATCCTTATACTGCATATCCTGATTGGAAATACTTGATTTATTATACCTACCACCTCTCAAGACCATAGTACCCATACGATTATGAAGAGCCAAAGCCTGTAACCTACTAATTTCAGCATTCCACTCCTCATTAGTCATAGTATTATCATATTCAATAGTACCAGTAGGACTTAAACCTTTATTTTCAAGGATTTCATTAGTATAATCCCTTCCAAGGATTTCCATCTTAATGTCAGATGCAAGAATATCTATCTTTGATTCACCCCATACCCCTCCACGAATGTCAGGGTCTTTAATATGAATCAACTGGGAAGGCTCAAAACGATAACTATCATCAATGAACCCCCATTGGTCTGTTTCAGGATAATATTGCATCAGTTCAGTAGGAATATGTTTTAGACCGATAGGTACATTATTATACCTATCATCAAAAATAACCTCACTAAAAGCATCACCTAAACCAAGGTAGGATTTCCATAATAATGTTTGATATGAGGAAAATGTATCATTACTATTAAATCCCATAGGATTATCGAACAGATTCGTAAGATAATCCGTACGAACAACATCAACCTCCGAATTATTAGGACTTGAAATCATGAATCCTAAATTAATAACCTCATCAATATATGTTTGAATACAAGCATTAATCCAAACATTTCTCATTGCCCTGTAATAAGTATCCCAACCAACACCCATTGTCTTATTCCTCCTCTGAAGAACCCAACCTAATGTTTGAAGATAAAAATCATATTCAGAGTTCAATCTAGGTTCTCTTACAACAGGTAATTCCCTTAACTTATTCCACGATTTTTTCAAATTATTTAAAGGATTCATATTTTCTTCAAAAAATATACTCTAATTTTTTCAGTGAATATGGTAAAATATGGTAAAAATTACAAAATCATATATAAAATTTTAAGAATTAATTCAAATTTCAAAAAATTTTCCTAAAATTTCAGGAAGATTACTGAATTTCAAAAATTTTAGGAATTTTCAAAAATTGTTAAAAACAATTAGATTCTTAAAAAACATTATAAAATCAAAGTAACACTTATAATTAAATAATTAATAATTTATTAGATAATAAAACTATCATATAACCTATTAAATCAAAAAATACTTGATTTAAACAAAGAAACCTATTTTTTAGAAAATAGGGTAAAAATTTAGAATTCTTAACAAAAATTAAGAAAACATACTAAAAGTTAAAAAAACACCATCCATTTTTACAAAAACCATACCCAAAATTAAGGTCGAAAACGATGGAAAATCCTTATTTTCCAATTTAAAGGATTTTAAGCCGTTTTTGGTAGTTTTTTGTAAAAAAGGTGTGATGAACATTAAACATAAAATTTTTAAAAAATCATATATAAAAAAATTTAATAAAAAATGAAACGGGAAGAATAGGATTTGAACCTATGAGTTAATCCATTATGATTAACCACTACATTATTATTCTTCAGTTGCAGCCGATTTACCACTCTCGCATCTTCCCTTATGATTAAATTATTATGAACCAAATGAATAGGAAAAAAATGGTTTATAGGATAAAATGAGATAGAGAATATGATAAAATATTATCTCCCATTCCACTATCTATGAAATTATCCTATAAATTGACTTCACAAGACATATACTAAATGAGTAAATAGAATAGAGAAATTAAATAGTAATGGATTCAATTATATAAGAAGAAAGTTACATACCATCATACAATCATAAAAAAATAAAACACCAAAAAAAATATTAATGATACATAACTCCTTCTACAAACAATTTTCCACTATTTTTCCACTTTATAACATCCTAATTGGAGACCAATAATGTCAAAGCCCCTCAAAAAAATTAAGGAACTCCATATAAATATATATCCTTTCTCCTATATAAATATTTTAAATAAATATTTATTTAAAACTGAATAAAACACATATCAGGCTTACCTGAACTCAAAGGACTACGAAGAGTACGAGAACAAATATCCATACTATCAAGAATATCATCATGCTCCCCATTAGGAAAACTACTATACTCCTCAAGAAAATCATCATAAACAGGATGGTCAGAAGGCAAAACATACAAACCATTAGCATAATCAACACTACCAGCAGTCAAACGAGCCTCCTTATTACCTTTACTATTAATCTCATCAACAGGCAAACCCCAATCCTCAATCAACTCTTGAGCCAAAGCCAACTGATAGGCATTAGTCTCAATACCAATCTTCAAAACATCCCACTCATCAATACCAATATTATTAATAGGACTATAAAAATTACGAGGAACAATATCACACTGTTCAGGAAAACTCAACTTATCACGATACCAATCCAACACATACTTCTTATAAGGTTTCCTAGTAACACCAATAGTAGTAATCACAAAATAATCAGA